GGATCCTCATGACCGAGCAGGAATTTTATTCCGGATGCTACGGGCGCTTGGATCTTAATATTGTCGTATGGGATCCGGCAAAAGCAAAAGGCAACCGAGGGGTCGGTGCATATCTCAATAATGTGCTAAAGACAAAAGACGGTATGGCCCTGGGTGGCGTCCGAAAATCAGCGCAGGAATCTTTCCAAGAACTTATCAAAGCAGGTAATCCAGCTGCAGCTACCGGCGCATCCTCTTCTCTATTTTAACTCGTTCATTCGGATTAGTCTTTCATGTATGTTGTTAGGCGGCCAGTTTCTACTGGCCGCTTTATCTTCCCCTAAATTCGCTCTTCGTTAAATGGATACGTTAAGCATTGATATTGAAACTTTCAGCTATCAAGATCTTACTAAATGCGGAGTAAGTCGATACGTAGAAGATCCAGGTTTCAAAATCCTTATCGTGGCTTTTTCCTGTAATAGTGGCCCCATTAAAGTTTTTCATTTTTGTGATGATTTAGATGATTTCTTTAGCTATGAGAATATAGGCTTTCGTAAAGAATTCGAATCGCGATTATTCGATTCTAAAGTTCGAAAAATAGCGTTCAACGCCCCCTTCGAAATGCCTTGCTTAGCAAAGCAGTATTCCAGGCCCATGCCTGCAGATGAATGGTCTTGCTCTATGGCCCGGGCTGCGCTACACGGACTACCTCTCGGACTTAATGCTGCTGCCATATCTTTAGATGTGGATGCCCGTAAAGATGCTGCAGGTAATAAATTACTTCAATATTTCTCCATTCCTACTAGCGAGAGGAAACGAAACATGCCGTCTACTGATCCTGAGGGCTTCAAAGCCTACATGAAATATTGCGTTCAGGACGTTTATGTAGAGCAACAAATAGCTGCTAAATTAGATGCTATCGGCGTAATTATTCCGGCGTCTGAACGATCTTTATGGATCCTGGATAGGGAAATAAACGATCGCGGTGTACCAATCGATGTTGAATTAGCCCAGGCTGCTGTAAAGATGGATACTAAAGTAAAAGATCGTCTTATGGCCGAGGCTGAACAATTGGGTGTTGCTAATGTACGCAGCCCTAAGCAGGTGAAAGATTGGCTCAAATTAACAACTGATAGGGATATTCATTCACTCAGCAAGGGTATGTTGGATGAACTGAAACAGCTGTTTCCGAATCAAGCGCATGTCCGCCGTATGCTGGAGATCCGTAGCCAGACTTCCAAATCGTCCGTCGCTAAATATGAATCCCTTCTCAATTATATATGCTCCGATGGCTGTGCTCACGACATGTTTCAATTTGCCGGGGCCAGCCAAACGGGCCGCTGGGCCGGGCGGGGACCTCAACCCCATAATCTCACCAAAAACGTCCTGGGCGTTGACGCTCTCGCAACAGCTATTAAAGCCGTAAAAGCTGGAAGAGGGGACATCCTGGAAATGACCTATGGATCAATTCCCTTGGTCCTGAGTCAGCTTTGCAGAACCGCTTTTGCCGCTCCCAATGGCTATTTATTCGCCCCTTCAGACTACGCTGCTATCGAAGCTCGGGTGTTGGCTTGGCTCGCAGGCGAGGAATGGCGCCTGGAAGTATTCCGGACTCACGGAAAGATCTATGAGACCTCTGCATCCATGATGTACGGCATTCCCTTGGAACAAATAACCAAAGGATCTACCTACAGAGTGAAGGGTAAATTATCCGAGCTTGGATTAGGATACCAGGGGGCCCGAGGCGCCTTGGAACGCATTGCACAAACTGCGCTCACGGAGGCTCTTTTAAAATATGAACTATTAGGTGAGCATCCAGTCCGGTTAACTGGCGAAACTCCTATAGAAGCTATAAAACGAGCCTTATACCTGTCCGAAGAGGATCTTATTCAAATACCTCCGGCCTGGCGGGCAGCATCTCCAGCTATCCCGAGGCTTTGGCGCTGTCTGAATGAATGCGCCATGAAGGTAACCCGGGATCGCGGCGGCATAGCTCGATACAATGGCCTGGAATTCAGCTTTAGGCAAGGATCGCTCATAATGACTTTGCCGTCGGGTAGAAGCTTATTCTATCATAAAGCTCAAATAGGACAAGGCGACTACGGGGACAATCTGGTATTTTGGGGCGTTAATCAAAGTAAGAATCGATGGGAAAAATATGAGACGTACGGCGGTTCGTTGACCGAAAATGCAGTACAGGCCATTTCCAGAGATATCCTGGCCGATGCTATGCTCACGATGAATGCACAGATACCCGAGTATCCTATCGTCATGCATGTACATGATGAAATAATGCCGCTCGTCCCGGAAAAAGAAACCGAACGCGCTGGTAAAGAGATAAAACGCATAATGGAAACCCCGCCAAAATGGGCGCCTGGACTTCCGCTCAAAGTAGAAACTTCATTCCTTAAATTTTATAGAAAAGAATAGTGTTATGGAAACCGCTAAACTTCCTCCTGTAGTAATCGCTTCTATAGAGTTTCGTAAAACAGACAAAACCGTGGATAAATTAGCTGCTGAAATGAAGCCGTTCAGCACTGCTGAATATGGTTTTATTAGCGGCGCTGAATGGCAGCGGCAACAAGATGAAGCTTTAATTAAATCAATTAGCGCCGGTATTGAATCGCTAATAACGGAACTGCAATCTGATATACTCCGACTTAAAGAAGCAATAAATAAAATTAATTATGTCTGAATCTATCGAAGCCTATCCTCTTAACTGGCCATTAGGATATCCTAGAACCTCATCATGGAATCAATCGAACGGTCCTTTCAAGAAAAAATCCATCGCCGTTTTAAGAGACTCATTGCTCAGAGAGCTATCGCTCATGGGAGCATCCAATGTAATAATAAGTTCTAACATGGAACTTAGATTAGATGGTCTTCCTAGGTCCAATTTCGATAAAAAAAGTATTTGGGATAGGGCCATCGCAGTATATTTCATTTGGAATAAAGAACAACGCGTGCTATGTTGCGATTCATATTGCAGCTGGGAAAGTAACTTAATAGCAATTACTAAGACGGTAGAAGCACTTAGAGGCCTGGAACGGTGGGGAGTAAGTAAAACCCTGAAAAGGACCTTTCAGGGTTTTACTGAACTTCCTCCAGCGCCGGAGGCTAAAAAAGCAAGCACTATAAAACCTTGGCGGTCAATTTTAGGATTGCCTTTCAAAAATAATTATACTTGGATCGAAATAAAAGATGCCTGGAGAAAAAGGAGTTTTGCTACGCATCCTAATAGAGGCGGAACAGCTGAATCATTTCAGGAGGTTCAAAAAGCATATGCGGAAGCAGCTGCAATTGCCGGAATAAAAGACTATTGATATGAACGTAACGGTAAATACGGATGCGTCATTCAATGCTAAGTACAAGCGAGGTACATACGCCTTTTGGATAACTTGTGATGCCGGGAGACACCGACAAAGCGATCAGTTACGCGGTAAAGTAGAAAGTCCTCAGGAAGCTGAATTTAAAGCGATCATAAATGCGTTGGATGCTCTATCTCGGTATAAATTCGGATTCATGCATTTGATTATTGTAAATACCGATTGTCTTCATGTAATTGAATATATCGCTAAATGCGAACGAAAAGGACAAACAGCGCATCTTCATGAGCTTTTCGATCTTTATAAATTTTACAAAACGATGATTGCTAAACTACCAGCATCCAAAATAGAATTCAGGCATGTAAAAGCGCATACCAATGCAGAAGATAAACGCAGCTTTGTAAACGATTGGTGCGATAAAGCTGCTAAAAGAGCCATGGGTGAATTACTCAAATCATTGAAATCTTAAAACCACAAATATCATGACACTACTCGAACAACTTCGTAAAGCAAACATCGCTCGTTGTGAGCAAGCTTTTGGGCATAAAATAGAATCCTGGTCTCCCGAACAGTGGACAAACGCTTTAGCTGGTGAAGTCGGCGAACTTTGTAATTGCGTTAAAAAAAAGTATGGAAGAAATGAACTGCTAGATATACGCCAATTAGCTGATGAAGTAGGCGATATCCTTACTTATCTGGATATTTTCTGCACCCGGGTCGGTATAAGCTTACCTGATGCGACCATCGATAAATTCAATGAAGTAAGCAGAAAAAAGAACGTAAACATTCACCTTTTTCGCGAAGATCCTAATCCTGTAGTTGATGATACACCTGAAATGGTTTATGTCATAAAACGTAAACCTTATTCAAATACGCTTATTCTCATGAAGGCTACAAAAGCTTGGTGCAGTCGAACTAGTAATCAATATTGGGATTCAATAGAGGAAGCTTCTGAAGTGCTAGTTCAGCGTGCAATAGAAAGGGAAGTCGCCGCTAATTTACGAACAAACATGCATGCAGCGCATAATAATGAGAAACAGCAAGACGCTGCTGAGGCTATTAAGCGCACCTTGGAAAATATTTCGGCAGATGGCGCCGCCAAGTCTGGAGTAATCAATGTCAATATTGACACACTTCAGAAAATCGAAACTGTTTCTGTAGAAGACATTCAAAAGATGATTAATAAAAGCATCATCGGTCTTTTGAAGGGACTGGTTGTAAATGATAACCAAGTCTTCGATAAGCGAAATGATGGCTTGGATATAGCTGAAATGGTAGCCAGCAACTTAAAATCTTCTCTCCTTTGCTATCTTGAAATGGCTGCGTACGCTGAAGATAGCCGGCCGGGATATCCTCGCGTAGACGTAGAAGGTGAAAAAGTTGAATGGGATTTACCGCACTCAAAAGAGATCCTAAAAAGAATTCGTTTTGAAATAGCATCAGCTTTCAATTATGCGGCATATTTATATGCTGCTACAAACGGTAAAGAAGATGTGGCGGGGTTAATGGCTATGGTTGCCAGAGAACTGCATAAAAATAAAGATTTTAAAATGAATACTGAACAGTCCAAGGCATGATCCATGCTAACTTATTCAGCGGTATCGGCGGATGGGAAATAGCCGCCGATGCCATGGGCTGGGAAACTGTATTTCAATGCGAGAAAGAACCCTTTTGTCAACGAATACTAAAATATTACTGGCCTAATGCTTACCTTTTCGATAACGTGGAAACTGCCGATTTTACGCCGTATGCTGGAAAAGTGGATTGCCTCACAATGTCGCCCCCTTGTCAGCCCTTCAGCCATGCAGGACATCGGGCCGGGACAGAAGATCCCCGCCACTTGTGGCCCCATGGTTTTAGAGCAGTTCGGGAAATCAAGCCCAGGTGGGTCGTTTTCGAGAACGTTCGCGGCTTTGCTAGTTGGTCAGAAGGATTGGTATTCGAGCAGGTGTGTGCTGACCTGGAAGGTGAAAGCTATGAAGTCGTCCCGTTCATACTTCCTGCTGCAGGTGTCAACGCCCCGCATAGACGGGATAGGGTCTTCATTATTGCCTACTCCAAAAGCCAACGACTCGGAAAAGAGGGGGCAGATGTCGTTGCATCCGAGCAATGGGATACCAGGATTGGCGATAAACGCTATGTTACCCACTCCGGCGGCGAGGGATTGGCGCAGTATGGAAGCCTCAGAAATGACATTGAACAGGAACAGCCGTCCGTTGAGCGAGGTGATAGGCAATCTCCTATCGACGCCGAACGCTCGGGACTTCCGAGGATCGACCGGGTTGGAAAATCAGTCAGACCTAAACCGGGATCTTGGGATCCGTGGCCGACAGTTGAGTCCCTATTTTGTCCTGGAGATGATGGGCTTTCCTCCCGATTGGACGGAATTACCATTTCTAAATGGCGAAACGAATCTATCAAAGGGGCAGGAAATGCCGTAGTTCCTCAAGTCATTTTGCAAATATTTAAAACTATAGAAGCTTATGACAAAAAGACCAATTACTAAAAGACAGCTTGCTATCCTAGCGTATCTGCGTCAAAAAAATGGGATTGTAGCATATCCATGGCGTACACCTACTGAAATAGGGCTTCATCTAGGCTTTTCCTATACAACCGCCACTACTAAGGCCTGCACATCGCTTAGGCGCTTATTAGAACTTGGATACGTAAGAAGAAAAGAATTCTATCCACAGTATCAATTAACTCCCCGGGGCGAAGTGTTACTAGGTCCTGAAAAAGCTATTATCGATGGATCCGCAAACGCTTAAAGTCCTTAAAGTATTTGCCTTATCGCCTGGCGAATATCTTACGTCAACTCAGGTGGGCGTCGTTATCGGCCATCCATATCCGATAGCCGGCGTTCGAGTATCCGGCGACATAAGCCGTCTATGCGATCTTAGATATCTTGAGCGTGCCCATGGTCGATCTTGCTGGTATAAAGTAACTGATGCGGGTATCCGAAAAGCTGAGCAGGAATGGCAAACTGGCAGCAAAAATACTTGACACTGCCAAATCATTTGTGTACTTTCATTCCCCTGCCCTACTTTCTCTTATTAGCCTACAAAAAACTACAATATGATTATTGCTTACATTGCGCACCCTATAGCTCCGCATGAGGGTGTTACTACGCGTGACAATCTCATTGCCATCAAGGATATTGTACGGCAGGTCAACCTTAAATACCCTGATGTCATCCCCTTTGTTCCTTATTATGCGGATTGCATAGCTTTAGACGAAAATATCATATCCGAACGTGAACGAGGTTTACGTAACGATGAGGAGTTTTTCCGCCGTCGTGTAATGGACCAGCTATGGGTATACGGACCCCGGGTGAGTATCGGCATGCAGCATGAGATAATTACAGCCGTTAAATTTAATATTCCCGTTTTCTGTATGAATCCGGATATTGTTCACGAAGTAAAGACATTTTTATGATTGTATATGTGATTAAAAATTGGGAAACTTCAGGTATTCGACCTATGGATGCTACGAGATCCCATAATTGGCATAAACTTTATATAACTAGCCATAGTAGATATTTTTTAGGCTCAGAATGCTTCTTAACTGAAGGGGAAGCTAAAGCGGCTATCCGAAAAAAGCGTGCAGTTAAGATAAATTATTTAGAAAAGAAACTAGCTGCCATGAAGCAAGACCACGAACAGGACGTTTTTGAACCTCGTTAATAAAAAAGCTTCTGATACATGATCGGATTAGGAATACACTTGGGAAATTGTTTACAGTTGCTTAAAGAGGTGACAACTGAATCTATTGATATGGTTTTTATGGATCTTCCATATGGATGCACTGCCGCTGATTGGGATACTCAAATGAACCTGCGTGTATTATGGCCGCTTCTATGGAGTGCAGTAAAACCTAAAGGAATTATTGTTGCAACTGCTCAAATGCCATTTGCTGCAATACTAGCGGGAAGTCAAATACACAATCTTAGGTACGATTTAATTTGGTATAAGACACTTGCAACCGGTCATTTACAAGCTAATATAAAACCTATGCGCGCTCATGAATCTATACTTATATTCTATAGACAAAAAGGAACCTACAATCCTCAAAAAACATCAGGGCATTCATTAAGCCACGGCGCAACATCAAATATTAAAGAATCTTCTGTATTGTATCGAAAGCAAAAAACTACTGTCTATGTACCATCAACAGAAAGGTACCCTACTTCTGTATTACAATTTAAGAAAGATACTCAGCTAAGTAAACTGCATCCGACTCAAAAACCAGTAGCCCTATTAGAATACCTAATTAAAACATACTCAAATGAAGGTGACATTATTCTAGATCCTACAAGCGGATCAGGAACCACCGCGATAGCTGCATATAATACGAATCGAAAATCGATATGCATCGAAAAAGATTCTGCTATGTATCAAAAATCAATAGCTCGATTAGCCGATCATATTTTTACTCCTGACAAAAGCGTCTAATACATGCCTCTGGAACCTGACAAATCGTTCTCAATTGCCATCGGAAAAAGCAGAGAGGACAAGAACTGGAAGAACGTAACCGTAACCTGGGACGATCTATGCCTCAAACTATCCCAGGTCCACCGAACACCCGAATCCTACCGCGAATATATCGCCGCTCACAAAGACCGGCAGACTGAAATCAAAGACATCGGCGGCTACGTCGGCGGCTACATCGTCGGCGGCCGCCGCAAGCCGGAAGCTGTCACTGAGCGATCCCTGGTCGCTTTGGAGGTTGATGCCGGCGGCTGGGGCCCGTGGACAGACGTATTGCTAGGATCTACGGCCGCCTTTCTTCATACGACCCACAAGCATAATTCCGCGGATCCTAGGTACCGGATCGTAATGCCCTTATCCAGGTCCTGCTCCGTGGGTGAATGGGAGGCCGTCAGTCGTATGATCGGCTCAGATATCGGAATAGACTTACTCGACCACACAGCTTTCCAAGCCAATCGACTTTTCTATTGGGCGTCTGCATCCAAAGACGGAGAGTTTAAAAGCTCCCGGGTCCCTGGCGCCTGGATAGATGTCGATCAAGTCCTTAAACGGTATGAAAAAAGAGACTCACTGGGTCAGATCGTCGACGACTGGAAAAATATGTCCCAGTGGCCCCGAGCAGTCGCTGAACGGGAAAAGCTCAACCGGTCTATCGCCCGCCAGGCCGATCCACTTACCAAGCCGGGTCTGGTCGGCGCTTTCTGCCGGGCTTTCTCGATCCATGAGGCGATCGAGCGTTTCCTGGGCAAGTCCTATATAGGTGCCGCGGAAAATGGCAGGTACACCTATATTAATGGTAGCACTTCCGGGGGTCTGGTCACCTACGAGAGTAAATTCGCCTTTTCTCATCATTCGACCGATCCGGCAGGTGATCAGCTGTGCAATGCCTTTGACCTGGTACGGTTGCATTTATTCGGGTCCCTGGATGAGGATTCATCGGCCACCACGTCCCGGGGCACCCCTTCGGCCAGCGCCATGCTGGATATGGTCGAAAAACTTCCGGAGGTTCGCCGGCAAATCGCCACGGACCGGATGGCATCGTCCAGGTTCCGGGATTTCTTGACCGGGGCCCCCGTTAAACCGACAGCTGAGGCCCCTGAGTTGCCAAATGATGGGTGGAAGTCGGTGGGTGAGGCTTTGGATACGGTCCGAATGCAGGAGGCGCAAAAAAATGCAGGCGATGCAGGAGCAAACGGGGTAGACCCCGCGTTACAGACTGGGCAAAGCAGGGTAGCCGCTGCCGAAGTATTAGGGATAGCCAGGGAAAACCGGTTCGAGGCACCAAAATGGACCGAGGAACTGGAGTACGATAAGCGCGGACAGCTGTTAACCTCTGCCAAAAACCTCCAGCTAATATTTGAAAATGACGCCAATTTACAAGGCCTTTTCCAGTTGGATACGTTTTCCGGCGCCCGGAAATTAACCCGCTGCCCGGTCTGGTCTTTTGGTAGATCAGCCAGCGGAGAGGGAGAGGATAGCCTGCAGCTACAGGATAGTGACCGAGCTTGGCTTAGGATCTACCTGGATACGGTATATAAGATTTCCCATATTGGAAAAATTGGCGATGCGCTGGAGGCAGCCTTAGCGGCGAATCAAGTTCACCCAGTCAGAGAATATTTACAAGGTCTCCAGTGGGATGAGCTTCCCCGAGTAGATACAGCCTTAATTGAATCCATGGGCGCCGAAGATTGCGAGTATGTACGGACGGTCATGCGTAAAACAATGATCGGTGCCGTCGCCCGAGTATTCAAACCGGGATGTAAAATGGATAATGTATTGGTTCTGACTGGGCTGGAAGGGCTCGGTAAAAGCGGTTTTTTTGAGGCCCTGGGTAAACAATGGCATTCCAGCAGCCCCGGGGAGCTTGGAACCGTAAAAGCAGCTGAAAATCTCCGCGGGACCTGGATCATGGAATTGGGCGATCTTTCCGGGGCCCGCCGGGCGGATATTGAGGAAATAAAGAACTTCATTACTACTAGGTATGACAAATACCGGCCCGCTTATGGGCATGAGGTCGTAAAAATCGCTCGTCAGTCCATTTACGGGGGCACATCCAACGAAAAAGAACCACTAAAGGACGAACCGGGTAACCGCCGATGGTGGCCGGTAGCCGTCGGGGATCGCGACACCGTCCTGGAAAAGAAAAAGATCCTTACCCCAGCTTACGTAGATCAACTTTGGGCAGAAGCCTACCAAATGTTCAAGGAAGGTCAAACCTGGTGGCTTTCCAATGAGCAGGAAGAGGAAGCCCGGGTCCGGCAACGGGCAGCTACTGAAATGGATCCATGGGAACCATTGATCATAGACTACTTAAAAATGTCTGTTCCTGATACATATTCAGCAATGACACTAATGGAACGACGTAATTACTTTCAAGGGATTGTTCCGTTGAAAGGCGAAAGTCATCCTAGATCTACGGTTTGCAGCGCTCAGGTATGGGAAGAGTGCCTTGGATTGGACCGAACTAAAATGCAATCATGGGACGGAAGACGAATCACGAAAATAATTTTGCGACAAAATGGCTGGATTCAGCAGCATGCAGTCCGATTTCCGTGGTATGGTGTCACTAGAGGTATGCGCCTACCTTATGTAAGCGCAGTAGGCGAATAAATTTCGTACGCCTACTATCATTGACTACTTATAATTCATTGATATTATTATCTGTATACTTACTGTAGCCTTTGTAGTCGAATAAAATTAGTATAGTAGGAAAATTGAAAAATAGGTAAAAAGTGAAATGTAATAACACTAACAATCGTTCGGAAATTAACAAAAACACGTTTTGAGCTATATAGGAAAAATACGCCTACTGCGACTGTATGACTACAACCCGAAATGATATTTTAAAACTTAAAAACTGACAAAAATGCAGGAAAAAGTGACGCTACAGACAAAAGCAGTTATGGCTGCTATCGTCCTCGCTTCAAATAGGCAAAGAGGCAGGTCTTTCGGCGATGTCCGGGATTATGAGCTGGCTGCTAAGGAAGCTGGATTGATAAGCGAGCAAATAGAATTCGAGCATAATCACAATATCCCTAAAACCGATGGCGACCCCGGAAAGCAGCTTTAAGGACGTATTCAAACGGGAGGTCGAGGCCCTGGGATTCAAAACCTGGAAGGTTGTCGCTGTCGGCCAGGACGGTTTCCCGGATCAATTTTGGGCGGGATTTGGATTTTACGGGCTAGTTGAGTTGAAAGCGCCAGGAGGTAATTTATCTCCTTTACAGGAATTAACGATCAGAGACCTGCTAAGGGCCGGCGTGGATGTTCGTGTAATGGAACCCGAGGATTTAGTTCCTTTTTTGCTTTATCTGGCTGCGCGCCGCCCTTTGCGATTACTCGTTAAACCTACTCGATTGAATAAAAAACTAGGACTTTCATGAAAGCCATATTCAGACCGTATCAAAAGTTTGCCCGGGAGCACTTACTTAATGAACCGGCAGCCGGGCTGTTCCTGGACCTCGGACTTGGAAAGACCTTGATTACCCTGACGGCCATAAATGACCTATTATTTGACAGTTTCCAGGTCCGTAAACCGCTGATCGTGGCGCCGAAGCGGGTAGCTCAAACGGTATGGGATGCAGAAATAGCGAAATGGGACCATTTACAGCATCTCCGGTTGTCAAAGATCATTGGTACCGAAAAGGAACGGAAAGCGGCTTTACGGGCCCCGGCTGACCTTTGGATTACCAATGTGGACAATATCCGCTGGTTGCTGGCGCAGTATCCCATCGAGGCATGGCCGTTCGATATGCTAGTAATTGATGAGTTGTCGAAGTTCAAGGATAACCAAAGTTTGAGATTCAAGGATTTACGAAAATACAGACCTCGGTTCGCCCGGGTCGTCGGTCTTACGGCGACGCCGACGCCCAATAGCCTGGTAGAGCTTTGGCCGGAATTACGCCTCCTGGACGGAGGCTACCGGCTGGGCGATACGGTTACCGGTTTCAGGGAGCGGTTCTTTATCCACGATGTCTACGAACGGAAATACCGGCCCCGGGACGGTGCTAAAGAGGAAATATTCAGCATGATCAACGACATATGCATTTCCATGTCTCAAAAAGACTACCTGGATCTTCCCCCGCTGATCGAGGTGGAACATGAGGCTATTTTAGATCCCGGCGAGATGAAAGCGTACAAGGATTTTGAGCGCGCTAAAGTGATGGAACTGGCTAACGAGGAAAAAGTGACGGCGGTAAATGCCGCTGTCCTGGCCGGTAAACTACTGCAATACGCGGGAGGATCCATTTATGACGTGGATAAGAATGCCCACTTTGTTCACGATAAAAAGGTGGAAGTACTGGAGGAGTTGATCGAGGAAGCGAACGGCGCCCCGGTTTTAGTTGCCTATTGGTTTCAGCATGAACTGGAAGCCATTCTTAGGCGAATTCCTAAAGCCTACGTATTCGGCAACAAAAATGTCCAGCAGACGGTAGATAAATGGAACCGCGGCGAAATACCTATAATGGTTGTTCAGGCCCAAAGCGCTGCCCATGGGCTGAATCTTCAGGATGGAGGAAATATCATTATCTGGTTTTCGGCTATTTGGTCGTCTGAGTATTTCACGCAGTTTAATGGGCGGCTTTACCGATCCGGGCAGACAAAGCCTGTTTACGTCAATAAGATCTTAACCAGAGGAACCATGGATTTCGATGTAAACGAGGCAGTAAAGAACAAATTGATCGGCCAGGATGCATTATTAACCTCCATAAAGGCTAAATTAGCAGAGTATGGGAAAGTCCTCGACGGAACGGTCCCGAGCCTTCCGAAGCCGGTATCCGCTGATAGCAGCGTATAAGGATTTAAACCGGTCAGCAATCAAACGTTCGATTTCATTTGATGTAACTTTGGATGAGTTTGAGCATTTCTGTCACATGACTGGCTACCTGGAGAAAAAGGGTAAGCGATCGGAAGACTGGAGCGTTGAACGACCAAAAGCATGGATAGGGTACCGGCTGGATAATATGGAGATTATGTTACTGGGAGAAAATGCTGCAGGCGGCCCAGCAATCAGCAGGAATAAGTTTCATAGTCGCTGGAGACCTGCAATTGATTTTTACTTTTAAACCACTATAAGATGAAAACAGCGATACAAATAGTAATTGAAATACTTGAATCAGGGATAGATACTTTCAAAGATAGCGAAACCCGATATGCGAAAGGGTTTAAAGAAGCGTTCACATCCATTTTAGAGCCAGCTAAGCGACTGGAAAGTATTGAAAAGGATCAAATAAAAGAGGCGTATATAGCAGCATGTTTAGTAGATAAAGTGCAGGCTGAAAATTTAGCTGAACAGTATTACAACGAAACCTTTAAACTACTATAAAAATGCAAACAGCTATAGAAGAGGCCATTGAATACACAAAAAGTCTTAAAGAATTAATGACCGACAGCATATCAAACAAAAACGAATTTGCAAGAAGCGCACGCGCTACTTGTGAATTGATAATTTCTGACTTAGTAAAATTAAGACTTCGCAAAGAAAAAGATCAGATAAAAGAGGCATTCATAGCAGCAAGTCCATTAGATAAAACTTTCGCTGAAAATTTAGCCGAACAGTACTACAATGAAACCTTTAAACCACTATAAAAATGCAAACAGTTTACATCACTCGATACTGGGAAAAGCGCGGTATCGTCGAAACTGAGGGAAAGTTACAAACTTCTCATACCGGCAAAAACTATTTCCTTGTCCCGTCTGAAATGCAGGGACATTTTAAAGAAAACGAGTGTTTCACCCTTCGTCGCGCAGCAGTAGCTGAGTGCGAGCGGAAGCGGAAGGCTAAGCTCAAATTTCTTAAAGAGAAACTAGCGAAAATTCAGAAAATGACTTTTCTGTTGGCGCTTATGCTGGTATCGATCGGATTGAAAGCGCAAAAGGATAGCCAAATTGTGATGAACAGCTTTGGAGATACGATCATATATCGGCATATTCAAATGAAGGGAATAGATTGCTGGCAACCCATTTACAAGGATACTTCGTGGTATGACGACGGGCATAAATTCGAGTATTTTGCATATTGGCTAAATAGGCATTGGCAAGTAAGAGGCGTTATACCAGCTCCTATAACAATACCAGCTCCTATAACAATACCAGCTACTATAACAGCTGAGTACGGGTATCCGGAGGCTATTGATACAATTGTAGATACAGCGCATTTAGTCTTGCTGCCTGGTATATGCGGCGGGGTTTACGATCCGGATACAAGTGTTTGGTGCTGGGATAGTTTAGCTGCACATCAAAAATACAGGGAACTTGATAGCGCATTTGCTGATACGACAATGTTAATATTGAATGGCAGACCTTCCGTAAGATATTTTGATAGCGCGATTAGCTATTTAGCTACATGCTATACGGATACTACAGGAACACTTCATATGACAACTCCGGATAATAAATATTGGAAGTACACAAAAGAAATTGGATGGATCCGGCTGAATGAGAAAGGTAGGCCCTATGTAAAAAAGAAAAAGCCGGCTAAGAAATGGAAGTTTTTTCCGAATAATCCAGGAGGACCTGTCTGGAAACTTGTTACGTCAGTTCCAGCTATTACTATCACCGGTCTTATACTGATGCTAGCTATTTCTTGCAATGAACACCGATATACACCCCATAATAAATCGACGCTGCAGGAGCATTGGGAAACGAGGCGCAATCAAACGAATATCGATGCAGATGCGTATTGGGATTTACACGACTCCATCATTGTTTTGCAAGCTAAACAGGATAGCTGCACGGATACCGTGACTACATACAAAGGTGAAATGGATTGTTTAGATATCGCTTATCAAGCTCAGTATATGATCGAACGAGACGAAGCAATATTGCATAAAGTATGCGCTGAGGAAATCGAGGAGGCTAAAAATAAGTAATCATGGCACAGTTTGGAATGAGCAACCAGTTTTGGAAGAACCGGACGAAACACGGGAAGGATAAGCTATATATGGATAGAGCAGTGCTGAAGGAAGCGTGCATGGAATATTTCCAATGGTGCGATGATAATCCTGTTCCAAATGCTGAATTACTTAAATCAGGTGATTGGGCCGGTACTTTAGCCGAGGCTCCGCTTCGTCGTCCTTACCTTTTATCTGGTCTTTTGATTCACCTGGGTGTCTCGGATCAATGGTGGTTAAACCTCCGAAAAGACACGACAAAAGACGCCGATTACCTTGGCGTCGTTATATGGGCGGACCGCGTTATTGAGACACAACAGCTTGAGGGTGCGCTAGTTGGACACTTTAATCCGAGGATCATAGCTGCTAAACAGGGCATCAATGAGAAGACGGAAATTATCAATAAGAATGTCGATATGAATAAGTTGGCAGACCTAACGGATGACGAGATTAAGAGAATCGGTAAATCTTTGGAGGATGGGATATGAGTAGGCACGATAGCGTAGAAGAGTTTCCGCAATATTTTAGGGCTAAATCTGATGAAGTATATGGACATACGCATCCTGATTTAATAGCCGATATTCGAATACCAACGAGTAAGGCAGAATATCGTTTACAACATTTGTCTATGTTGTTTCGTGCTTGGAATGAGATAAAGGACCCGTGGGTAAGACGCTGTGCGCAGCTTCATATCATAAAAGAACAAGTAAAACTTTTAAACCATGGAAATATCAGTTAAACTTTGGAACGACTTGACTTTCGCTGCTGGCGATAGTGCAGCAGGCCATGAGTTGTTGGATCAGCTTCTTATACCCCGTAATACGGATCTTGGCGAGAGTTACACTTTGGCCGGTCGTATAATGATGCTAGGTCGAAGAGCTGGTCATTTGATTACGGAGGAAGACTTGAATAGACAAGGACTTAATAACGTAGCACGATATGGACGTTGATCAACAATCAATATTAAAGGTAGCGAAGTACAAGTGTATGTCTTCGCTACTTTTTTTTACGCGGTATATGTTCATGAAATCGTGGGGAAAGAAGTATACAGTAGCTGAACCGCATCAAAAGATAGCTGAAGTTCTTGAGCAGGTGATAGCTGGTAAAATTACCCGGCTGATCATTAATGTGCCTGTTCGATACGGTAAAACCGAGCTGGCTGTCATAAATTTCATTGCCCATTGCCTAGCGCTGAATCCGGCAGCTAAATTTATTCATTTGACCTATTCGGACAGTTTAGCTCTGGATAATTCGGAGCATGCTAGGGAACTAGTCATGTCGCCAGGTTTTCAGGAGCTTTTCCCGGTCAAGATCAAATCGACCAGCAAAGCCAAAGAGAAATGGTATACTGAGCAGGGCGGCGGGGTGTATGCTACAGCTACCATTTCTCTTTGGCTTTGCTGTGGCGCTGGAGCAATGCCTACGGAGAATAAAGGGCCTGACGAGGAAACGCTGGACGAGTTTTTAAATTATATTCAGCGGTTACAGGCTCGGACAGCTTTTGCCGGTGCCATCATCATAGACGATCCTCAGAAACCGGAAGATGCATATAGCGAGTTGCGACGCCGTCGCGTAAATGAGCGGTTCGAGTCTACGATCCGGTCCAGAGCAAACAGCCGGACCACGCCTATCATTGTCATTCAGCAGCGGACGCATGCCCAGGATCTCAGTGGTTATTTGATGGATACGGAACCCGGGGTATGGACTGTAGTCAAGCTGCCGGCCCTTAAAGAGGACGGAACGGCGCTATGGGAAGCTAAGCATACAGTAGCTGAACTTTACCGGCTGAAGCGGATCAATGAGTATGTGTTTGATTCGCAGTACCAGCAGGCGCCGTCTAAAACAAAGAAAGGTGGCGAATTCTTGTGGAATTTCAATTATACGCAGCATGTCCGCAAAGTAATACGAGATGTCAATTTGCCGATTCATGTGACCATGGATAGCAACGTATATCCGTATATCACTATAGCCATGTGGCAGATTAAGCTGGAAGCTAGTCAAAAAACGAAGATCAGGCAGATAGGGGAATTGCCGGCGGAAGACCCGGATAATACGGTCACGGCAGCAGCTAAAAAGCTGGTCACCTGGCTGAAGCTGATTCAGTATGACGATGTCATTTACTTGTACGGTGATAAATCCACCAAGAACCGGAATAATATCGATGATGATAAACGCAGCTTCTTTAGGATCTTTATGGAGACGCTGCAGAATGCTGGGTATGTGGTGGAAGACAAGATTCTGTCGGCGCCGTCGTCAGTCGGGACAGTTTGCGCTTTTACAAACGAGGTCCTTAGCCCGGAATGTGAATGGGGCGAGATTGAAATCGAGGAAACTTGCCATTATTCGATTGGCGATTACCAAAATACGAAGCGGGATGAAAATGGCAGCATGGTAAAAACGCGGGTTCGCCATCCTAAGCTGGAGGAAGTGACTTATGAAGAAAACGGGCACTTTACAGATAGCTTCAAAGACTTCCTGGTTCAGGCGTTTAATCGACGGTTTGAAGATTTCAAGAATCGGCATAAAAAGCTAAAACCGATGGCTGTAGCCGTTAGTCGGACGCCGAAGGTGACGCATTAATATACGGCAGACGATGAGAAGCTTTTTCATGCTTCAGCATTTTTAAGCCTAGTCAGCCGGTCTGATATCAACAGTTTTACTTTCTCTCTTAGGTATTCCCCGTTGATTATATCCGTTAGCCAAGTAATTATATGGTTTAAGATCCGGAAGCTGCTTAGAAACAGCGTTTTCAAGCCTAGTCAATCGGCCAATTAAAATACCTCTGTTACGCATCCAAGCGGTATAGGTAAACCATTTATTGATATATAACACTTCGCTATGAATCAATGCGCTAATAATACCTTCGCGATCCCAGAGCTGTATATTTAAGAACATAACATTAGCTTATTAAATATGCGTGAGCATCCATATAATTATCCAAGCAATGCCTGCAGATATTTTCGTAGTGAATGGTCGTTATCGTCCAGGTGCCAATCAAAAAAGAATGCTTCAGCTCAAATATATCACTAAACATAAGTTTCCCACAGCTACGGCATGCGCTACCATCGCCAGCTTTTGCGTCGAAGGAGAATTTGATCGGCGTCAATTTTAAGGCGATGTCGGCCATATATACCCTGCTTGAATAGCTTTAAACATTTCAGCTCTGTAGCTCTCGTTAATGTCCAAGAGCCAGTTAATTACTTTATACGGGTCTTGTTGCGACATCAACAATTCAAGTGTATGCCGATACATCGGAATGATCTTGAATTTTTTAAGCTCCTCAGGATCGGAGGTTATTTTGGATAGCATTGCATCCCTTCTCTGTTCGTACAGCTCTCTGTCTGTAGGAGCGTCATTTAATTGCGCAGATGACATAATGAATGATTTTTTAAAAAGTACCCTGGGGGTTTATTTCTGCCTGCCACGGTTAGCGAGTATTGTGCCTGTCATTAATTACGTGAATTGTGATGTATACGACAAATATTATAAGAATCCACCATCCCATAAAAATTAATTTTTTAAAGTAGCAGGACCGGGAGTCGAACCCGGAAAGAGATTGCGCCCTAACAAGATTTTAAGTCTTGCGTGTCTACCAATTTCACCATCCTGCCAAGAACGGACCCGCATAGAAATGCAGGTCCGAATGTCTACAAATGAGAATACAAGTTACCGCGGAAAGCGAGGGATTCGAACCCTTACCGGAGAGTTGCAGCTGCCCGGACCAGTTTAGCAAACTGGCGCCACAAAACCGTATTGGCCTACTTTCCGAATACCTACGGCATTTTACAACCGCGGGCATCACGGTATCCCGGCGCTCTCCATAAAAGCCCCCGTTGACTAATACTTCGCTAACCGGATTACCGATCTTTTGCACGCCCCCTAAGATTCGAACTTAGATACCTGGGTCTGGAAGCCAGAGTCCTGCCGTTGGACGAGAAGCGCGTAATAGGTCCGCATGGAAATGCAGACCGTCTTAATGTCAAATATCAAAAATGTCCGCGGAAGCTATAGGATTCGAACCTATGCAAGATTTACCTTGTCGCCAGTTTTCAAGACTGGAGCATTACCACTCTGCCAAACTTCCTAATTTTCATCAGCACAAAAATAAGCGTATGCGGCCGCTTTAGTTTCAGAATCTTCTAAATGTCTAATTGTTTCAGATTTATCGAAGTCTTCTACGTCAAAATGGATCGTTTCTTCAATTGTCATTTCTGAATAAAAAGGGCAAAGGCCAGCTTGCTCAGAAAACCAGGTATTAAATCGTTGCTCAAAAGGACCGACTCGCGGAATGCTACTTTCATCAACCGGGTCAAATTGCTTTTTCATGCAGATTACGCTAGTTTCCATTACAGTGTAATTGCTGTAGCCTTCATCTTGAAAAGCTAAGAATTTGCAGTTTTTGCATGATATCTCTTCCATATAAATTGCAGGTTAAAAAGCCTGCCGCCATCTTTGCGCGATTCAAACGCGCTCCCAGGGTGCCCCCTGTATGCGCTCGGGATACATCATAGGATGACGACAGGTTATGGACTTTCACGGGATCGAACCGCGCACCTGATGATTATGAGTCACCTGCTCTGACCAACTGAGCTAAAAGTCCTGAAAACCTTAGCGAAGGCGTATCATGAAACGCGTGGTCTGCGCCCAGTATTTTTCACTTTTTCATGCATCGCTAAGGCTGGATCAAAGGTAAATCAAAAGTTGAATAAAACAAGCGTTTTTCAAAATAAAAAAATCCCGGCATCACCATGAGGGCTAACCGGGGATTGGATGAGACATCTGGCCTACTAGTATGAAGGTAATAAAAAACCCCGGCTGGAAAGCCAGGGCGTAAAATCATTCCCCAAAAAATCTCTTATGTCCCTGCTAATGAGAAGGAACATGAAAGATAAGCCATTATTTGGAAAATTCGCTATTTT